GGGGGATTAGTGGTATTGGTGGTGCGGGGTTTTGGTCGCGGTGGTACCTCTGGAGTTACCCAGATTTTGAGGGTGTTAAAAAGTTTATGTCAAAGAGGTTTGGAATTAAAATTGTAAACTAATACTAATGATTGGTCTATTGAGTATCCCGATTGTATTTTTGGTATTTTATCTCCTATCCAAATACAAGTCTAAAATAAAGATAGACTCTGAAAAAGACAAACCACCACCTATAAACCCAAGTGCCCCCGGTGTTCATTACTACGAGGAATGCGACTATGAGGGTAAACATATACACACCGATGAGGCTCCTTCAAATGTAACGGGGAACTTCAAATCTATCCGTGTTGTTGACGATTTTGACGTGAGAGCCTATAACACGGATGATGTTGAGGTATTTTTAAGGGGACCAACCACCATCAAGTGTACACCCTTTAAAAGTATGGATATCACAAGTAATTGACACCGGCTCGTGTCGCTGCATCGTCAATCTCATCAACCACTTCCCAAGCCAACATACATTCTTCGGTATTTGCATCATGGTGTTCACAAATAGTATGAGCAATGTCAAGGGCCTCGTGAAGAATCATTTTTAGACGCACTTGTCTCACTGTAATTTTTTCTGGTTCGTTGAGAGATGGAGCTTCATACATGTGTTGTAAAGCTATACGTCTAATCTCAGATTTTTTCAATTTATTATGAAACTCATCACTGTGTTGAGCTTTGCACCACACATTAGGTCTAACCATGTGAGTGGTAAGAATACCTATCATTATATATTACATAACATTTAAAGCTTTATAACATATAACAAGTAAATGGAATTCATTTATGAAATAGAGAATGCTTTACCAAAACAAATATGTGAAATAATAATAAAACGTTACCAAAAAGATGACAGGAAAAGACCATCAAAAACATTTAGTGGTACTAAAGATGTACGAAAATCAAACGTTTTAAATTTTTCATACTTAGAGGACTGGAAGGACGTTGATGATATCATATTTGATGTTTTTACAAAAGGTTTTAATAAATACAAAGAATATATTAAAACCCATATTAATGGTAATGGTGATGAATCTATATCTCACGCTATATATGAGGTATTTACAGACCTATTAGATGAAGGATATTTTGTTCAAGAGTATAAAACAGGTGAGTATTACAGATATCATATAGATGATCACGCTAAAGGTAATACACCTCGTACTATATCATGTATTCTATATTTAAACACTCTAGAAGAAGATCAAGGGGGGTGTACGGAGTTTATTGGCGGTAAAAAAATTAGACCAATTCAAGGTAAATTGTTGATGTTTCCATCGGGTTGGACATATATTCATAGGGGTGCACCTGTAAAAAACAGTGGTGTAAAATACACCATTGGAACATGGGCAATTTAAAGAATATATATGTGTAGTACTAATGGAAGCTCGTGTTGCTATTACGAAAGTATTACTCCCACGTATTAGACAACTTGAACAGGAAGTGGCCGAATTAAGAAAGCAAACATGGCCATATGTTCAAGCTCAAAAGGAGGATATGGGTATGCGCGATTTAGAAGAAATTGTAGAGTTTTTCAAAGACCTGGATGATGAAACTTTGTTGAAACTCTTGAGAATGAAGAGGAAATTCTCGAGAAATCCACCTGGGCTTCCAGGAAGGGAGGTTGACATTGTCATGAACCTACGAAATAATTTTTCTTAATGTATACTAAATGAATCTCGGTCTATTTACCGCACCAGTTGTCGCTTTTCAAAAAGATAAAGATCTTGACTCAAGTACATTAATTTCATTGATATCTTCGTGTATGTGTTGTATGATGATGCTTTACGGTGGTATGAAAGCACCTATGAAAAGTCCACCAATGATGATGGGTATGCTCGTATGTTGTCTATGCAGTATCTTCTCCACTACGATGGTAGGTACAGATACTGCACACCGATTTAGTCGGTCTGAATAATTAGAAAAAATCATCCGTTCTGTACATAGTAACATTGAATGAACCAGTTTTACCAGTCACTGAGACTGCTTCATTTCCATATAGTTCCTGGCAGCCAATGTCATCCATACAATCGCGCGAGTCAATACTGATGGGTAATGGGTAGAGGTTTTCACCACCTGTTGTGGTGTAGAAATTGTAGCGGTCGCGGCGTCCTCTGACTTCTTTACCGTAGAGAGGTAGGGTCTCATCACCATCACCGATGAGGACACCCATCTGTTGCATATGTCCAGGTTTGTATTGCTTGATAGGTGCTTGTCTAAACTCTGGACTATGGGGTCTCTCTTGGCGTTCCATAAATCTAGGTTGAATCGGCATCACAGGGACAGGAACGTCTACTGGAACTTCAACCACTTTGGGATTTTGGTACATGTACCCAACGATAATTATGAGAACAATGAGGGCAACCCATAGGATTTGAGTTTTTGTCTTGTTCTTAATCTTCATTACTATAGTTAAGGAAAATCTTTTATATAAAGACATGAGGGTACTCGCTATAGATATTGGGTACCATAATATGGGTCTAGTGGTCGCCGAGTGTGGGAATGGACCAAAGATTGATGTGAATTATATAAAGAAGGTAAGTTTAGAAGACTATAAATATATTCAAACAAATGGTATAGTTGACCTGGTACCCCTTATGGTTGATGATCATAGAGATATATTCGATAGTGCAGATACAATCCTAATAGAGAGACAACCGCCCATTGGTTTTACAAATATTGAGGTACTTTTAAATTACATGTTCAAAGATAAAGTTATACTAGTTTCACCTGTGAGCATGCATGTACATTTTGGTATGAGACACCTAAACTACGACGAGAGAAAGGAAAGGACTATTAGCCTATGTGACAAATATACAGGTATTGATATTCCATACGAGAGAAAGCATGACATAGCTGATGCTGTATGTATGCTCCTGTATTACAATTTTATGACGTCGGTTCACTCATTTGATCAGTTTAAATACCGCGCGTCGTAGACTTCTTTTTCTTCTTTTTATCCCGGATAATCTCTAGAGAGTTTACAATCTTCTCCAAAACTTGAGACATATTGTATGTACCTGGGTTATTCATATACTCCTTGAGCTGATCAATGTTATAATCTAGAGAGTTCTTCTCACCCTTAATCTGCTCATTGAGAATTACCATACGCCCTTTAGTCTCCTCAATTATTTCTTCAAACTCACCTTTCTGAGTGGTAAAATCTTCATCAAGTTTGTTAGTCATTTGAATGAGATATTGATACTGATTTTTGAGTAATTCCCTCTTAATATCAGACTTCGCCATCATGATACGTCTATCAATATCGTTCATCTCCCTCTCAATGAGATCAGCAGATTTCATGTAATTTGTTTCCAATGCATTTTTTTGAATACCGAGGTGATTGAGATTTTGTTCATGTTGTTCGTATTCGTAAAGAGAGGTACTCATGTTATATCTACTACTGGTTCAAAATCTTTATATTATTTTGGAATTTTACCACTAGTGAGATCTTTGAAATCGTTTATAAACACATCAAAACGTCCGAGACGATATTGTACAACAGCCCATAACGCGAAAAATACTGTTTTTGTGAGATTATTTACATCGTTATCTTCCATCTTATATATGGGGCTCACGACGCGATGCATAAAAGTCTCCTCCTTCTGTTGACCGGTCACATACATTTCAGCTTGCGTTAAAGCACATGTGTCATCATTTACTGACCAATGATAAAATAAGAATGGGATGAGTATAGAATAAAACTCCAGGTTACGCCTGTCATTTGTGAAGGGAATCACGAGAATAGCTATCAGAAAAACAAGATGAATCCAAAAAATTATATTCATCTAATATAAGATGAGCGTAGAAAATTTTAGCGGTATGTCTACCTCAGCTCTGAAAGAAAAAGAACTCGAGCTAAGAGAAAACAGTTGGAACGATCAACATGAAAATATATTACGTCAATGGGGTGAGGCGGCTGGGTGTTATAGGTTCATGAATCATCGGGCGTATTTTATGTACAAGAAACTCTCAATGCGGTTTACTTTACCTGTTATTGTTCTATCAACTCTTACTGGTACAGCGAACTTTGCGCAAGATCAATTCCCAGAATCAATAAGGGGGGCGGTTCCATCTATCATTGGTGGTCTTAACTTGATTGCTGGTCTCGTAGCGACGATTTCAAATTTCTTAAAGATTAATGAGTTGATGGAGAATCACAAGGCGGCCGCGTTATCATATGGTCTTCTATCTAGAAATATCCGTCTCATGTTGGCTTTGGCCCGACGAGAACGTTATTCAGATGGTTTAGATTTTGTAAACACATGTAAAGCTGAATATGATCGTCTAATAGAACAGTCACCTTCCATTCCAACAAGTATCCTGAATGATTTTGAAAAGCAATACCCCCTGAATAACACATTTACAAAACCAGAAATCCTAGATGTTCGTGCAATTCCGAAGTATAAACGTGCGAGTGTACCAGAGTCTATTACAAAGGGTGGTCCCTTCAGTAAAATTGGAGAGCTGGTACGATCAAAGAATGAATATCAAGAAAAAAGTAAACTTTTAGAAGATATGATTTCTGAAGAGGAAGAGGAAGAGGAAGAGGAAGAGGTTACACCTGAGGAGTCTGAAGAAGAGACAGACGTTGAGCAAGGTATACCAAAAGAATAAGCACAACAATGTTAGTTAAAGCGGCACACACTGCATATGGTAAAATTTTCCTTTTTAAAGGTTTTACGATACGTTCTTGTAGTGCGTGATTATCAAGCACTAAATCTATGGCTTGATTAGTAAGATCATCAATGGACTCTTTCATTAAAATAATCAGACAAAAAAAAGAAGAGCCTGTTACCACACTTCACACAAAACAAATTGAATTATTGAAGAAATATATTTCCGAACGGAAGAATGTATTTATATGTGGTTCATCTGGTGTTGGTAAATCCTATTTACTAAAGTCTGTACTTGACGAAATAAATAGTATAGAAATAGAAAAAGATCATCTAAAGTCTAAATCACCTTTTCTATCGTTCATACAAAATGCACCAAAACATGCATTTATTGAAGACTATGATTCGGATTTCAAATCTATCATAGAAAAGGTTTCTGATGGGGGGAGAATGACACGAGGATCATTAGTCGTGACCTCAGTAAATATGTGTATATTCCCCAACTTTGAAATTATTTTCATACCCAGACATAAACCTGGTAGATTATTAACCCTCATAGAAGATAGATCTTCACCTGCAGAGAATGCAGCAATTAGATGTAATGGTAACATTCGGGACTTTTTCACATATTTAGATGGTTTTGATGACAAGGATGTTTTCAAAACACCTAAAGAGTATATCAAGGATATTCTAAGTGACCCAGACCCTATAGGTATCCCAGATTCAATACATGAACATGGTCATATATGGGATATATTTCAAGAGAATTACTTAGATTCTAAGGGTGTAGATGTGACAGGTGTAACGGATGCATTTTGTGAGGCAGATATATATGATACACAAATGTATACGATGGGTAACTGGCATCTAATGCCTTATTTCATACTCAATGCACTCGTGGTACCAAAGTCTGCACTTGGAAAACCACTAGACAAGGATACCATTAGACCTGGGAGTTGTTGGACAAAGTATGGAAACTATCGGATGAGAAATCAAAAGTATAAAGAAATTCAAAAACGTGGTGGTAATAACTTATGTATTGACGATTTATGTTTGATAAAGAAGTATGCAGAAAATGGTGATTTGCAGCCTATGCTTGATTATGGTTTAACCCCACAAGATTTTGACGTAATGAATCATTTAGCAGTAGGAAATAGGTTAAAACAGAGAGACGTAACAAGAGTAAAGAAAGCATTGAAATATGCCTATGAACAAGGAAAAGCATGAAGAAGAGGAAGAGATTTCCGAATGCACTAAAACTATCGGTAACGAACTCCATTTTTATGGTGATATTACCCCTGAGAATACCCTAGAGTTTGTTGAGGCTTTCAAGAAATTGGAGATTCACTTACTCAAACAACAAGCTGATCTTATCGGGTATCAACCACAGATTCGTGTTCATATCATGAGTGGAGGTGGTGATGTCTATTCAGGGTTTGCTCTTAAGAATATCATAGAGAAGTCTAGGGTTAAAGTTATCACTATCGCACAAGGTGCTTGTTGCTCAGCGGCTACTTTCATGTTCCTAGGTGGATCAGAGCGTCGCATGGGGTTGAATGCATACCTTATGATTCACCAGATTTCAACTGAAATATGGGGAGAATATAGGGATCTCAAACATGAGATGAAAAATTGTGAGAAACTTATGAAGGATCTCAAGAAGATGTATATGTCAAAGACTGAGATCCCCGAGAAGAAGTTTAAGAAACTGATGAAGAAAGACCTCTATTTGTCGGCATCAAGATGTCTAAAGTATAAGATTGCTCACGCTGTTGATTAATCGTTACATATCTTCTATAGAGACCTAATACACACAAAATTAAAAATCCTATTGCAAATGTATTGGTGTTCATAGGCAGATTTGTACGTTCTGGTGGCCTAAGTCGCTCCATTCTACCATAGTTTACAACTGGTATCATATTTAAAGTTGAGAAATTATTTAAACGTATAATGGAACGCCTTATCCGAGAAGATAAAAATGGAAAGCAGAGATTTACCGATATTCACGTAGAAGATTTCGGTGATGGTACTGTAGATATCGTAAAGACCAGTGGTATGGTTGGTAGTGATAAAGTGATTGTGTCACGAACTAATGTGAAGACGGGCTACGAAAAAGCGGTGTCCCGTGCACAAACCATGTGGAACAATGAGAATATCAAAGTGACTCAAATTCTACCAATGTTGGCTAACAAATGGGAGGATCGTCAACAATACATATCCGAACCCTTTTACGTTCAACCTAAAATTGATGGTGTTCGTCTACTTGTGTCTAAAAAGGGGTGCTTCTCTAGAACTGGTAAACCCGTCAAGGGAATTGATCATCTCTCTGATGGCCTCAGAGAGGGTGAGTGGTTAGATGGTGAGTGTTATGCACCCAATAAAACGTTTGAAGAAATCACAAGTATATTCAAGACAAACCCCAAAGATCTCGAGTTTCATATTTTTGATTACTTTGATCTTGAACGACCAGAACTAACATTTGAAGAACGTATGGATTGTATTAGTATTGACACATTCCTGGTCAAAAAGAAATCCAGTGTGAAAACGTATCACGATCTTTTCATTTCACGTGGATATGAAGGTGTCATGATTAGAGATGCCAAGAGTACCTATGAAATTGGGAAGAGGAGCAACTATCTCCTCAAATATAAGGAGTTTCAGACCGAAGAGTATGAAATTGTTGGTGCAAAGACTGGTCATGGTAGGGATGCAAAGGCGGTCGTTTGGATGTGTAAAACCCAAGATGGTCAGGAGTTTAATGTGAGACCCGAGGGTACTATTAGTCAACGGGAAGAACAATACAATAATTACAAGAAGTATATTGGAAAAATGCTCACAGTGCGTTTCCAAAACCTTACTAGTATGAAGGTACCACGTTTCCCAGTAGGTGTGGTGATTAGAGATTATGAATAATATATCATGTAATTATAGATGAATACGAAGATTGCTATAGATGTAGATGAAGTTCTTGTTCACTTTCTCAAACCCATGGCTAAATGGAAAGGTGTTGAATTACCTAAACAACCAAAGTATAATTACCTTTATAGAGAAGTTTTTAATTGCACAGAAGAAGAATCACAAAAAATCCTCAATGAATTTTACTTTTCCGAAGATTTCAAAAACTTAGAACCCATAAAGGGATCCCAATTTGCTATGCAGAACTTGAATGAAGTGTTTGATAGAATGTACATAGTCACGGGTCGTCAAGAAATTGTACGAGAACCCACTGAACTCTGGATTGAACATTTCTTCCCCGGTGTTTTTCATGATGTCATTCTCACAAATAGTTTTACAGATAATGAAATCAAAAAAGTTGATGTATGCCGCGCTCTATCAATTGGGTGTATTATTGACGATAGTATGGGTACATGTAATGAATGTATAGTTGGTGGTATAGAGGCTTTAAATTTTATCGGAGAGGAGACGTATCCATGGTGTGAAGTAACTAAAATTAGTATACCTGGATGGGGTAAAAAGCTTATACTCTAATACAAGGTTATTGGAATGAGAACATCACTGTTTTTTATTTTCATTAAAATGACATCCTTACTGTCACCACCTTTCATGACAAGATTGACTTCCCCGCATTCAGTTCCTGGTCTCTTATATCTATCACATGCAACTTGGGTCTTCATAGTGATATTCATATTTTGACTATACCCTACAAAGGTTCTATCAACCTCACCCTTGTTGTCACGAGATTCAACTATAGCTTTCCATGAATAGGGGCCGAATTTCCAATCATTAGGTGTCTCAATAGGTGGAGGCGGGGCATTTAAACTCATGGCTTTTATCCGTCCATCAAAACGTCGTTTAATTGAAATAAATGGTCGGGTGATCACAGTCAACATATATAAATAATACGTTATTAGTTTTAAGTCATTTTTACAAAATGGAAAACACTTTGTAAAAGCAACTAACTCTCCCAACCGGGTTCGAACCGATGACCTTGCGATTAACAGTCGCACGCTCTACCAACTGAGCTATGGGAGAAAAAATGACAGTTGTACTATCAATATACGGTACGCGTCTCCTCTCTACCTGAATCGAACAGGTGACAAATGGAACTACAGTCCATTGCTCTACCAACTGAGCTAAGAGAGGGGAGCTCCCACCAAGACTTGAACTTGGGGTGGTGGATTCAAAGTCCACAGTGTTTACCAACTACACTATGGGAGCACAACTATCAATATGAGTAGTCTCTTCTTTAAGCTCGTTTAAATACTTAAATGTAGTCAGTGATAATGAAAAAACTCCAGCTGATGTATTGGCAATAATCATGGGTATAACATTGTAATACACGGAATATACGAGACCCATAGAACTAGCTATCATGTTTATACCTAGAAACATATAATTAAGCGCGTTTGTGTCCTTCTCTCGGTATACATGAGATACTTGGGGTATGAACATAATACCAATTAGTATTGCACTTGTCAGCCCAATACCATCAATGAAGTTCATCTTATTCTAAACTATTTTCTAGTGTTTAAGTAGGTATGTTACCACTTCTCATTATATTACTTGTGACAGTACTAGTGTTTTTCTACAGTACGAGAAATACTAAGATAGAAGAGTACGACTATAAGTGTTTCCTTTTGACTTTGCCAAAAGAGGTGGAGAGGCAGAAACGTTTCATGAAAAACCATAATCAGGAAGTACCAATTGAAATCATCTATGGACCAGATACACGTGATGTTAAGAAAGCGAGAAAGTTTGAACATATGATTGAGGGTGAATACTTTGAAAAAGCTGTAGAAATGCACTACGACAATAGTGTGAAGAGGCCTGACATTACATATTTTAACATGGGTGCTATTGGTTGTTTCATGGGTCACATGGATTTTTATGAGAAATGTTTTGCACAGGGTTTGAAATATGCGGTTATTTTTGAAGACAATGTTATTGTAAAGTCAGATAAACTCTACAAAGAGATACAAAATGTCATAGATGATAGAGGTGATGAGTTTGAAATGTGTTTCTTTCATTGTCTTTCACGTCTACCCGATAAACAAGATGGGAAGTTAGAAAAGGTGAAGTGGATCTCTAGCACCAAGTGTTACCTCATTAATGTTGAGAACATGAGGGATTATATGAAGTACTTTTTACCCATGGATAACCACATTGATATGAAACATGAAGATATCATCAGTAAAGGTGCAAGAATCTACTATAAAGATATGCGTCGGTACATGAAGATTGATAGGACCCATGGTAGTACAATTGGACATCATCAACACGGTCGTCCAGATTTCTTCTCGCGAAACTACCCAAGTGCTACACCAAGTGATGTCAAATGGGGGTATTAAGTGTGTCTCTCTGTAATCATATATTCCGGGTACATCTCACGCATTAACCGCTTTTGTGGGAGATAAATATTTCTTTTCTCATTGGAACACATAGCCTCAGTGACAAAATTAACAATCTTCTCATCATGTCTAACATCCATTTGGATAGTGTATCCAGAAACCAAAGTTTCGTGTACATCTAGATACACTTTACCCGTGGGGAACAAGATGTTCTCACTGAGGGTCATAGTATTAAAATGACGACCAATCATCCCAATACGAGCTCTAGCAATGGTGATCGCGGACATAATTCTGTACTTTTCCTACGCTCCAAACGAGACTCAAGATTGCCGTGGCGTTTTTGAAAGTCTCCTTAGGGGAGTTCATTTATAGATTTTATATAGTTTTGGTTTCACTTAGGTTAAGC